CAGTTGCTTTCGATTTTCTGTGCATCCCCGCTGAGGGTCGTGCGAAGTACAGTGAACCGTATTGCAGGGCGTCCATTGGGTGGCTGACCATGTTCTTGTCCGGCACGTCCTTAAACCTCTTTTCGCCGGCCACCTGGATACGCCTGTACTGATACGCGCCCCTGAACCCTTTGCGGATCAGCTTGCACCGCTTAGACACGATGAAGCCCGGCTTCCCGTCCGCCATCCTGAGCATCGGCTGTGATACCGCGTCTCGCCTGGCCGTAAAGTCATTCGTCGCTGCCGGTTCTGCCTTGAAGCCCGCTTCTTCCAGTATCTCAAAGCAGGTTCGTTCATCCGTCTGGCTCCTCGCTACTCCCGCCGGATCGCCCACTATCCGCACATCCATGCCGGGGTAATATGCCGCAAGATGAGGCTTAAGCACTGTATCTATGTGCTGCCTTAGCCCCATTCCGTCCGCCACCAGCTCGTCCAGCGCCCTTACTTGCCCGTGTGGTGACATCTGCATCAGCACCGCCGAAGGGTTGAGGCCGAAGTCGAAGCCGACGATGAGCGGCAGGTTGCGATACGGGAGTAAATTACCCGTAGCCAAATGACATTCGCGGGACTCCGGGAAAACCGGCCTGCCTTCTTCGATCGTGCCGTACTCACCCAGAACATAGACCTTGACCCACTCGCGGCTTTTACCCGGGAGGAGGTTCTCGTAGTATCCATCGGGCAAATTCTCGATGTTTTCCGCTTCGGGATTGCGCCTGTACTGTCCGTCTCCCGTGGGCAGCATCCCAGGGGGCTGACTAAAGAACTCCCATCCCTTCGGCTGCTCTTCCTCTGCTAAGTGATAAAGCCAGTGGTCGTCGTCAACTGGGTTGGTATCAAGGATCATCCCATGCCACCCCGGGCCATTGTCTCTTTTTGCCGGGTAGCGGCCTATGCGCCCATCTGCTCCATCGACCAAGGCCTTATCTATCTCCCGCGCCTCATTGAACCAAACGCCGGTTAGCTCCAGACTCAGGAGCTTCTTGACGTCCTTGGGCCTATCGAGCGCGAGGAAAAGGATCTCCGCATGTACGTTGTTGATGCGCATTGTGTATGTGATGGGCGCACCGTCCCGGAGCGTGCCGAACTCCGGTTCGGGGAACCAATCGAGCCATGTCTTCAGCGTTGTCTCGCGCAGTTCGCCGTACGTGTTCCTTACTACCGCCCATCTCGATTTGCGTATCCCTTGCGGGTTCTTGACCTGCTCACAACATCGGCGAAAGATTTCCCAGCAGCAAGTGACACTCTTGCCCGACCCGATCGGTCCTTGCAGGCTGCGTATCCGCGCCTTGGAGCGGTGGAAGCGCTTCCCCGTTGGTGTCGCGACATACTTTATGTTGAGCCCTTTACTCGTCATCTATGCCAAAGTCCGCGTCGATAGCTATCTTCTGGCTCACTTCCCGTCGCTCTACGTAAAGCCCGCACACTTTGCCGCGCAACTCCTCGGCCCTTACTGCTGCTGAAGGCTGCCCTTCTTCTTGCGCCAAACGGGAGAGCTCTTCGAGTCTTTTTAAGTGAGATCCCAGCGTTACGCGACAGTCTCTGACGACAGGCTCGCGCAGTTCCTCAAGCCTTGCCTGTATCTTGCTATTATCGATGAGGCCTTTTGCACGCCTGTTTGCCGACGCCATCTTCATATCCGGCTTATCATAAGCGATTCGGTAGGCTTTGGTTGCGTTGCCACACTTCAGGTATTCTGTGCAAAACGTCTCCTGCTTTTGCGTCAACACTCTCGCCACTCCCGTCTTACCTCCGCTTCCGCCCATTTTCGGGCCCCTCATATCGTATCCTTCAGTATCTTGCGGCATAGAGTTATGCCTTTTGTTATTCATATATCCATTTTACTACACAGTGTGCAGATAGTCAAAAGACTTTCGCTCTTTCGGTGACTTACAAGGAAAACGACATACCCAGTAAAAAAAAGTAAAAAAAAGTGCAGAAGGGGCTTGACTAGGTAGGATAGTGTGATAGTATGACACACAAGAAAGGCGAGGGGATGAGCCCGCCGCCAGAACCTGAACCGCCGACTGAGGCGAAAGGAGAGCACCATGATGACCGTAGCAAACATGACACGAAGCGAGTATGGCGAAATCATTAACCTGCAGACAAAGGAAGACTTGCTCGAAGCAGCCCAGCTGCTACTCAGTAAAGCAAGAGCAAAAAAGAAGATCCCCCAAGCCTACGATGACATGACATGGGAGCGCGTAAACGCTCGCATCGGCAGCAAGCCCATAGGCACCGCCATCCACCACGAGATCTACGATATCACCCCTGATGGCAAAAAAGTTCTGGTTTGCTGCCGCGAAGCAGAGGGCACTCGCTACGGCGTAAAAACTGTAAAAAAAGACTACTACCTGGTCAAAAGACACGGTAAAGGCACAATCGTAGTACAGGCCAAAAAAGCAGTTGCAGCCAAAGCAGCCAAGGCAGGTGGAAACCTCCTCGGGTATGCCATCGAAGTTGTAGAAGGCAAGGCCAAGCTAAAAACGGCTATGTCAGAAAAAAGAACTGGCTACAAAGCCGTGACTACCGACGATCAAGCCAACCTGGTAAGCTGCTGGGATGGATCAGGCTGGTCTATCGGCAAGACTCGCACAGAGCGCTCCACCGACGATCACTCAGGCGGATACTACTACTACAGAACCATGGAAGATGTCCTGACCGCCGCCGCTGAAAACGACATTTTCGGCCCCCTACGCGACCACAAAAACCTGGTGATAATCCGCGTAGAGGCATCCGGCAGCGAGCACAAAATAAGCGAATCAGGCAAACTCTGCACCACCAGGATCAGGCCGACAGAAGCTGTAGCCGCCGCCATCTAATCAAACCACAGCCCCGGCTTCGGTCGGGGCGAAAAAGGAGAAAACATGCCAAAAAAAAGCATCTACATGCCCGCCGAAGCAATAAAAATAGTCGGGTGCAGCGAAGCCGGAGGGTTCTCCCAGCGGATCGTGGGTATCATCCACGACTGGGACAGAATCACCCACGACGCCATGCCGGAATTGCCAGAAAAGGAATGGCTCTACCTCATGGACATGATGAACGGCACTGTCCTGGAAGGTCGCCACGCCCACTTTCTCGGCTCCGATGTTGCCGACTCCGGCAAAGAGGACGGGCTTGCAGCAAAGTGGGATCTGGATTCCATGGAGTTTGCCAAGCGCATCGACGCCATGCCCCTATCAAGCAAAGTCGCGATACAGGACGTGGCCTATCGGTTCTGGCAACCACATGGGATAGTGGAAAACTACCGCTCCGTACTGGAAGAGTGCGGCGCAAGAGTGAAGATTTAAAAAGGAGGACAGAGAGATGAGAATAAGAACCGATAATCAAGAATGTGACCATTGCGGAAATTTGTTTGATAATGGAGAAACCTGTGAAGAAACTCACACGCGCCTCGGCTATGATTTTTGTAACTACGAGTGCATGGGTGATTTTTATTGCTCTGAAATCCCAGAGGAAGAGGATTTTATTATTGTGCCAAAATAGCAAGCAGCACTGCCGGGGCCGCGCAATAAAACGCGGGAAAGGGCGTGTCACTTCGGGCGCTCATTTTGCGGATTGTAACCGAGTTTTTGGGAGATTAACATCCCCCGGGGCGTGGGCTAAAATAGACACGCCCCGGCATAGCACCTACAGCCCGGCTTCGGTCGGGCTTTTCTTTTGCGTAAAAAACGCCCCGGCGAACCGGGGCTAACTAAGGAGGTCGTATGCCTGAAGTGGGGCAGTACGTACCATTATAGTACCAAATTTCAGGTATTTAATCCAGTGGAGTTGAGATACAACCCCATCCGTGTGTAAAGTCACCGACCCTTCCGTTACATATACGCCTTGGCGCAAGTTAATATTTACCCCCCTCCAGCGTCCTTGCTAAGATTAACGCTGTTTACTCTCAGCTTATCTTCAAACACGTTTTCTAGCGCCTCCAACATCGGGCCTTCGTTGTCATCCCAGCCCTCCAGCGCCGCCTTAAATCCGGCTTCGTCTACCTGCTTCACGTTGCCGCGTCCGTGTGTCGCTTCGGTCCATGTGCTTACGTCCTCCGCCGTGCGGTAGAACTCGCGCTTCCCCACCGTTACGCGCACCACCCCTCTTTCGCTCTTCAGGCGGTCGAGGATCGTGCCAACGCTCGTCATGTCGCCGGTGTTGAATCTCTGCCATCCGTTTTTCGTGCGCCGGTACAACGTAATTTCCATTCTAAGCCTCTTTCTTACCCCAACCTATGCAACGGTATGCCTGTGGGATAGTTTTTCGCTTGCAGGCGTTGTTTTGCTCGAATTTCACCACAACAGCACCACACCACTACCACGATTCCGCTGCGTCGATGAATCTTTGGTGCTCACCCTGGAACTCGCAGGGGATCGACACGTTGCGCTGTCCGCCCCGGTTCTTGCCGATGATAATTTCCGCTTTCCGCTGATGTTTCAGGTAGTTATGCTGCGAGTCATCCACTCGATCCCGGCATTTCTGGCAATACTCGCACTCCCGGAACGGAAACATGATCACGTCGCAATCCTGCTCTATCTCCCCTGAATCCCTCAAGTCTGACATGATCGGGCGCTTGTCTGTGCGCTCGTCCACCTTGCGCGATAGCTGGCACAGGATCACCACCGGGATCTGCAAATCTTTCGATAGCTGCTTGAGTCCCCGCGTTACCGATCCAACAACAGCGGAACGCTGGGGGCCGTCCGGCATGTCCATCAGGGTCAGGTAGTCAACGACCACCATTTTCAACCCGCGCTTGACCTGCATCTGCCGCGCCTGGGTTTTGATGTGCTGGATCGACACAGACGAGGAGTCATCTACCGCAAACTCCAGGCCCTGCAACTCCTGCGCTGCCATAGTCAGTTTCTACCAGTCCGATTCACGAATATTGCCGCTCGCTAAGGCTGAGTATTTTACCCCACCTTCTGCCGCAATCATGCGCTCTATCAGCTCGTAAATCAGCATTTCCATAGAGAAAAACAGCACCTGCCCCGCGCTTTTTGCCGCAGCCATAGCTAGGTTTATCGCTATCGCGGTCTTTCCCATTCCCGGGCGTCCGGCGACGGCGTAGAGCTTTCCCGGTTGCAGCCCGTTTGTCGCACGGTCTAGCCCTTCAATCCCGGTCGTTATGCCTACTACCTTGCCCCGGTTCTTGAAGCGCTCTTCCAGCCCCGTGAACACCTCCATTAGCGCATCTCCAACCTGCCTCGGTTCCCCACTGGCACTAGGCGCAACATCTAGCAGCGCGGTTTCAGCAAACTCGATCATCTGCTCCGCAGTTGAGCCTCCCGCCATGCCCGCCAGATCTGATGCTATGCGGGCGATACGCTGCCGGGTGTTGCGGTCGCGCAGTTGTTCGCAGTATTTGCGCAGATAGTAGCGCGATCCGTTTCCCTCCATCCACTCCATCAGCTTGATAGAAGGAACCCCCGTGGTGGAGGAAATGCTAACAATATCCGCACCATCCGCCTTTACC